AACAGAGTATGAGTTCTTATTTGATATAATTGACAAACATTGTTATATGTATCATTGGCCACAAAACTCTATCAAAGCTGAAGTAATATTTCTTACTCATAATGAAGATAAGCATCAGTATAATCTACAGCATAAACTTCCAGGTGAAGATTTACTTTGGGTACCTAAAATACAAGAAAGTAAAGTATCTCAGTATGGTGGAAAGAATCTTAGATATGAACACAACAGAAAAGCAGATTACATCAAACAGTTTGTTGAGTTACATGATAAGATAATACCTTGGAATACAATTAGATATATATTTTAGTTATGAGACTTAGAGATACAGAACTTATAGGTAGGAGACTTGTAAAGTATGGGTTCTACAGATCTAAAACAGATCATCAAAACTATAGATATCATAATCTTCAAGGAGCAATAACTATTCAGTTTCAAAGATATGGAGTTGTAGGGTGGTCAGCTTTAATAGTTCATGAGATAGATGCACATACTACAATTAAGTTTGATGAATATGAAGCTTTATTTACTCCAGAGTGGTTAGTAGAAGAACATAAGAAATTACAAGCAATGTTTAAATTTTTAAGAGGATGATAAAGAATTTTAGTGATCCAAAGATTAAGGGATTAATCGTGGGTATTTGCCATGAACATTGGCATGTTGCAAAACCAAGTGACAGTAATATTGGATATTTATGGTATATGTATGCAGCAGGTACCAAAGTTGGAACATTCAGACCATTTATTTTCTTTGCAGAATTAAATTTACTTGTTAAGACAGGTTATATTACTGAAGAAGAGAAACTTAATTTGCTTGGAATGTTGGATAGTTCAGATGAAGACAATGCAAATATTATGGCTTTTTCTTTATTAACTTTGAGAAATAATAGGCTAAAAGACCTTGGTGTTTATACTTTGGATAATGATAAATACAAGGAAATTGACTATATTAGAGATATTATTAACACTGAAATATTTATAGGACAATGGCAGAAATAATTTTAAAATTCAAAGAAGATGAACTTGAAGATGCAAGAACTGCAATAGATGGTTGGAAATGGAAAGGTGCTATGTGGGAACTTGATCAATGGCTTAGAGGTGAGATAAAGTATAATGAAAAGATATCTGGAGAAATAGATGCTGCTTATCAAGCTGTTAGAGATAAGATCCGGGAGATTTTAAATGATGATAACTTAAATATAGAATCATGAAAGAATTAGTTCAAATTATTGATACACTTTGTGTAACACTAGTAACACTGGTATTTATGTATGGAGTTTATAAACTGTTAATGGATTAATATGGAATGTGTTAAATGTGGAGCTCCGGCAACCAAGAGATATAGTCCTGATCTTGATATCAAGGGTATAGGAATGTGTGCTGAGCATACTGATGAAATTATGATGGATCTTATGGTTGCTCAGTTTGACAAGAAAGGCTGGGAGAAGTTTGAGAAAAAGTATTTACCTAAAAAAGATAAGTGATGGAATTTGTGATTATAACAGTAGTAGTATTTGCAGTTGCAGGTTTAATAATTTATAACTTAAAAGATGAAAACTATCATAACTGGGATGATTGACTGTATGTTTACAGCGATCATCAGTATTATTTATAGAAATTTAGAATAAAATGAGTGAACAAGAATTAATAGATCTCGGCTTTGAAAGAGTAGATATACTTGATGATGAAAGCCAAAATGGATATGATTACTACTACTATCATAAAGAACTATGTTCTGGGGTACTTTTACATAGTACAGATAATATTGATGTTAAAGATGACAAATGGGTATTAAAATCATTTGAGATTCCTGCATTAAATATCACAGAAAAAGCTCATTATGATCAGTTTCTAGAAATTATGGATAATATAACTTGTTAGATATGTTTAGTGGTAAATTCATTAAGAAAAATGGAAAACTTATCTTTAATAGTCCACAAGATAAATTAGCTTATGAGATTTTTGTAGATAAGATTTCAGAAGGTCAAAAAGTAGAAATGTATATTGATCTTGCAAATACAGATCATAGTAAAGCACAACTTGCAAAAGTACATGCTTGTATTAGAGAAATGGCAAAAGAGTCTGGATACACTTTTGATGAAATGAAAGATGTAGTAAAAGATGCATCTGGTCTAGGGGGTAAATCCTTTGCAGATTGTAGTAAAGATGAACTTATGTTAGCTATAGAAGCTTGTATACAAATAGGAAGAGAACAGTTTAATCTTTCTCTAGGGTAGGTGCTACGTAACCTTCATCTCCTGGTTCTAAGACTTCTTTTTCATCATATAGTTTTTGTTCACTTGCCTGTCTTTCTATTTCAGCAAGAAGAAGAACTATTGTATAAAATGTTCTTTGAGCAGAATCTAAATCTTCATATTTTTTATTCATGATGTCTTTAAAATAGTCATCACCTTTTTCGGGAATATTCATTGATTGAAGTACATGAAAAGATGCAGCTTTAGCCATTAAATAAAAACTTTTATTAACCTTGATGTCTAATATTACATCATCTTTCAATTCTTTAACTTTTATCATAGTATTAATTTTAAACAAAAATAGAAAAAAAATGGATTTAGAAGAAATTAAACAAAAAATGTTTACTAAACTTGGACCCAGCGGCTGGGACAGGATATTTAAATCTTTTGTATTTAGCAGTGACTTTGATGATATACTTACTAAGTTGTATACACTGAGTCAAGAGGATAAAAGGTTTACTCCACCACTTAAACAAGTCTTTAGGGCCTTTGAGGAGTGTCCATATGATAAACTACAAGTAGTAATAGTAGGTCAGGATCCATATCCACAGTTAGGAGTTGCAGACGGTATATCATTTAGTTGTGGTAACACAGGTAAATTACAACCAAGTCTTAAGTATATCTTAGGAGAAGTAAACAGGACAGTATACAATGGTCATCCAGTAAGTGAAGATGTAGATCTTACCAGATGGTCTAATCAAGGTATACTTATGCTTAATACAGCTCTTACAGTTGAAGTAGGTAAGATTGGTAGTCATTATGATATATGGAAACCTTTTACTGCCTACTTGTTAGATTGGTTAAATAATTATAATCCGGGATTGATTTATGTATACATGGGTAAAAAAGCTGAAGAATGGTCTGAACTTACTACTAACACTGAGTATAAGTTTACTGTTAAACATCCTGCTTCTGCTGCTTATAACGGTTCTAAATGGGATAGTAATGATATATTTGTTAAAATATCTTCAATAGTAAATAACACTAGTAATAATATAATAACGTGGTAAAATGATAGAAATCTTCACTAAACTAATTCAGAATGATTTGACACCAAATTCATTCTATGTTTTGTACTGTATTAAAGAAAAAATAGTACCTCACAATTCAATTAATAAAGCACTTGAGTGCAAAAGACTGCATATGAATCACTGGCTGTCAGAATCCTTGGAATTGACAGATAAAAGCATTATCTTTATGGCAGAAATTGATGGATATTTTAAGAAATCCAAGAAGAAAACTTCTAAAGATTTAATGGGGCAGAATTTCATGCAGAACATAGAGGCATATGTAAAAATATTTCCTAATAAGAAACTATCCTCTGGAAAATATGCAAGAGTTCCAGCCAAAAATCTTGAGAATGCATTTAGATGGTTCTTTGATAACTTCAATTATGATTGGGAAACTATATTTTTAGCAACACAAAAGTATGTACTAGAATATGAATCTAAAAACTATGAATACATGAGAAACTCTCAATACTTTTTGAGAAAACAAAATGTAGACAAAAGTTGGGATTCTGACTTAGCAACTTATTGTGAATATCTAAATGATAATCCTGATGAAGATAAAAATGTATTTAGTGACTTAATTGTATAATTTAAATTTTAAAAGTTTATGGGAAAACTATTTAATGGTGCACGACATCTGTTACCAGTTAGTGAAAGAAACAGTCTTGAAAAAGGTCTTGTTAAAATGAAGGCAAAGAGAGAAGGTAAAATACCTGCATTAATAACTGCATGGCCTAAATTTAATGATGCCTTTTGTGATGGACTTGAGTGGAGAACTATAACAGTTGTAGGTGCACGACCTGGTACAGGTAAGACCCTGTTTATGGAACAGGTGGTTTCTGATATTATAGAAAAGAATCCAGATCAGAAATTTAGAGTACTTAAATTTCAAATGGAAATGGTTGATGAAACTAGTGCAATTAGAAAGTTTGGTCTGATTACAGGTGCTGATTACAATACATTAATGAGTAAGGATGGAAAGTTAGTTGACAAAAAATTATTTGAGAAGTGTGTAGAATACTACAAATCAACAATAAATAATGATTTAATTAATGTCATCTACGATACGTGTACTGTCAATGAAATGTGTGCTACAATTCATTATGAATTGGAAAGATACAAGAATGAAGATGGTACTTATCCAAACATGCTTGTTACAATAGATCACTCTGCTCTATTCAAAAATGATGTTGGACAGAAAGACAAGTTTGATATGCTAGGTGCATTAGGTGAAGCCTTGACTTATATGAAGAAGAATTATCCCGTAGCATTTGTTGTCCTAAGTCAGTTGAATAGAAACATAGATGATGTTAAAAGACAAGTAGAAGCCAACTATGGCAATTATGTATTAGATTCTGACATTTATGGTTCTGATGCTTTATTACAACATGCTGATGTAGTTATTGGTATTAATAAACCCTCTATTAGAAAAATACAGAAATATGGTCCTGAGAAGTTCCTAATTGAAGATCCGGATACATTAGTGTTCCACTTCCTGAAGTCACGTAATGGTATGACCAGAATCAGTTTCTTTAAATTAGATAGAGCTACTATGAGAATAGTAGAAATACCAACACCTGCTAGGGAAACCACAGCAAAAATCCAAGTAAATTAATTAACATGAATAACAACAATTTAAGAAAAGAAAAAGAAAGAGAGTTCTATATGCAGCATATGGACACTTTCAAAGCAATTGGATTAGCAGATCCATTTTTTACTATTAAAACTGCTTTCTTTAAGAAAGGTAAGTTTGGAAAACAATGTCAGTTCTTTGAATGGGAATTGAAGAAAGGAGAAGACATCTATATTGAGTTCTACGAAAACGTGTATGATGGAGCAGGAAAGAATACAGACATTGTACCAGGTATTGAAGACAGACAGTTGTTTAAACTTAAGTTTAATCCTTTTTACAATGAGGAGTATGATGTTACAGAAACAGTTGATGCTGACGGTAAAGTAGATAGAAAATATCTAGTTTCTTTAGGTGAGATGGTTGCTGTACTACCTAGTGGACAAGAGATTAGTTATTCTCTTTATGAAAAGAGAAAAGAAGAAGCTAAACTTGAAGTACCACAGTTACAGAAGTCATTAAGTTTGTTTCCAGATTTTGAGCAAGAATTTGCTCCTAAAGTAGAAGCAGAGATTTTTAATGAAGAAATTGCTGATGCACCATTGTCAGAAATTACTATCAGAGATTTAGCAGCAATTATGTTACTAAAACCTGTTAGTGCTAGACCTTGGTTGAATGATCTGATTAAACAAACAAAAAGTGATATATGAGTATAGTACTTCCAACTAAGAAAGTAAAAGCTGAAAGACAAAATCCTAAAAGGATTGTGATTTATTCTAAACCTAAGACTGGTAAAACAACAGCTTATGCAGGTTTAGAAGACAATTTAATTCTTGACTTGGAAAATGGTGCTGATTATGTTGAAGCTCTTAAAGTAAAAATTGGTAGTTTACAAGAACTATTGGATACTGGTAAAGCAATTAAAGCTGCAGGTAATCCATATAAGTTTATTACTATTGATACTGTAACTGCATTAGAGGATATGATTATGCCACTTGCAATTAAACTTTACAGAGGTACATCAATGGGTAAAAACTATGATGGAGATAATGTAACTACACTACCAAATGGTGCCGGATATTTATATATCCGTCAAGCATTCTTTCAAGTTTTAGATTTTATTGATACCTTAGCACCCACAATTATCCTATCTGGTCATATTAAAGACAAGGTAGTTGATGATAAGGGAGAGATGGT